TTATAATCTTCTTCTGATAATTCAATCACAATCTTCATCAGCGTTTACCTCCATCAAATACATTGTCGGTTTTGTTTTCTTAAACCCGAACTTCTCATAAACGTGGATTGCTCTATCATTATCAGCTTCTACCCAAAGATTAGTAAGCATATACATCTGTATCAATTCATTCAATATCCGTGTACCATAGCCCTTGTCCTGATATGGTTCATAAATCACAAATCTTGAAAGCATATGCTTAGTAACTTCTATTTCAGCTTCACCTACCTTAGTATCGCCTATAAACAATTCCACTTCTTGATATAACTCATTTTCCTTAATTCTCACATCTGTTGGTATCATCAGCGTTTGCCTCCTTGTTTATCCGAATAACATCTTCAATAAACCGACTTGTAGGATACTCTCTAAACCCTTGACAACATTCGCAATTTTCATAGTATTCTATCGCCGTATCTAACTCAGTTAATACTTCCCTATCTCTCTTCAACTCTCTCAGCCACTCTGCAAGCTGTCTATGTTCGGATGCACATTCAAGACACCCTTCTTTTTCATTTGTTTCTGCTACTTCCTCGCAATGCTTAATTGCATCTGATAAACTTAATTTACTCTTTCCCAATGATAACCTCCTGCTGTTTTGCATCTTCCTGACAAAACGTTATGTATAGCACTATGACTAAGACCTAATTCTTTTGCCGCATTTTTTATACCATTGTATATTTTATTTAGTTCTATACATCGAACCTTTTTGTATCTCGTTGGTCTAGGTATATCTTTATGTGCCTCACTCATACGTTTTCGTGCTTCTTCAGTATGTTTACGACCTTTATTTATTTCACTCATTTTCCTTCGTGATTCTTTCGTCCATACTCTATTGTGACAATGCTCAGCCATTTTTTCTCTTCGCTGTTGGCTGTTTAAAACATTCCACGCATGACAATTATTTTCTTTTGCAGTACACCATTCAAGATTTTTGATTCTATTGTCATCTTTAATTCCATTTATGTGATTTATGTATGGCTTATTATTTGGATTAGGTATAAATGCTTCAGCTATTAAACGATGCACTTTTTTCTCTTTGCGTTTTTGATGATTATATAACCCACATACCAAATAGCCTTTTATGTCATGTCTTAATGTCTTTAATTTACCTGTAACATCATTTCTTACTAATCCTGTATTTGAAATACTGTAATTAGGAAAATCTTTTATCTTCTCCCATTTTATTGCTTCATCCAATGTCATCATTCCTTATCCTCACTTTCCTGTGGCTCAACCATCTTTGCACCACAATGCGGGCAAAAATCGCTTTTTATTGCGTACTTAGGTGATTTATCACAACAACTACATCTCAATGCAATTACTGTTCCACGATTATTTACTATTCCTATCCAATGCCCTGTCTTTGGCTCTTGCTCTAATGCTTTGATTGCATCAACCGCCTTAATTGCTTGCTCCGTGACTCGATATTTTTCTCTGCCTGAAACGATATAAATTTCATTTGTTAATTCGCTATGTGCGATAAATGGTTCTCTTGTCATTCCTATTCCTCACTTTCGCTCACATAAACAACTTTACTTCCATCTTTAAGCCAAACTAAAATCGCATAAGGGATACCCCTTAATAACTGCGGTATATACATTGGGTCAGCAGGTCTATAATCCACTACTTCTGCAAGTGGAAACTTATCACGAAACTCATTATAAATATCTTCGTATGTTTTCATTCCTTATCCTCACTTTCTGTCTTATATGATGTGTTTAACTTTCTTGGTGTTGGAACTCTTCTCATATATTCCGTACATTCTAATGTAACCTTTATGCACGGATGTGTGGTCTTAATTTCAGTCTCAACAAAACATTTTCTTACTGTGCATACTCTATTGTGGGCACAACTGTCACAAGGTATTTCGTGTATATGCTCGTTCATTCCTTATCCTCACTTTCTGTCTTACTCAACCATTCCGCATACTCTTGCAGAGCTTTGATGTTCTCAGGTTTCTTATTTTCAATAGGACAGGCATACCATTTATCTAGTGAGCTACAAGTACATTGTTCAAACTCACTATCGTAGAAGCCACATTTATGACATTCAATCATCTCTTACTCCTTTCCTATGTGTTTAACCTTGATTCAATATTTAACAGCCTCTTCTTTAGTCATAAAGAAGTGTATACCTGTACTACATTCTTTATTGTAAACACAGTCAAAGTCGTAGATTGTAAATTCATCACCGACATAGTAACTCATGTACTTGTATTTTGATATAGCTCTGTCTGCACCCTCTATCTCAAGCACTTTAGCCTTGTTCGTTCGGCACTTATTCCCGTTAATTGAAAATACAATAGCTCCTCTTGGAATGAGCAATTTTACAATTACATTATTTTTGCATTTCTTAAACCCTATAATGTCATCTGTAAGCACTTTGCCTGTGCGATATTCAATAAGGTCACCTTTGGCTCTTGTCAAGTTAGTACAACTCAAGTCAGCATATCTCAAGTCAGCACCAATCAAGTTAGCACCACTCAAGTTAGTACAACTCAAGTTGGTACCAGTCAAGTCAGCATTACTCAAGTTAGTATCAATCAAGTCAGCACGACTCAAGTTAGCATCAATCAAGTTAGCATCAATCAAGTTAGCATCACTCAAGTTAGCATACCTCAAATTAGCATCATTCAAGTCAGCACCCCTCAAGTCAGCACCCCTCAAGTCAGCACCCCTCAAGTCAGCATATCTCAAGTCAGCACCAATCAAGTTAGCATACCTCAAGTCAGCACCCCTCAAGTTAGCATACCTCAAGTTAGCATCACTCAAGTCAGCATGACTCAAGTTAGCATCACTCAAGTTAGCTTTCATATCTTCCCAGCCTTCAACATCTTCACGTAACCAATGTAAGTGGTTTTCTAAAATTTTATTTAATTCTTCTCTTGTCATTACTCTTACTCCTTTCCTATGTGCTTATCAATTATTTCGCTTATCGTATCAATACCCCGAAGGACTCCGATAAAATATTCTTCATTTCCTGCATTTACAGAATTTCTTGCTTTTTGTATGTCTGCCTTTATCTCCTCAAACGTGTCTACTGTATCCAGTGCCTTAATTAACTTCTCACACTCTTTAACGGTTATATCTCTCTCATATGCTAAATGTTTGAGTTTGGTTCTTAAGTTATATGGCATTTTTATTCCTTCTTATATTTAATTTGACATATTTGTTAAATTCATTTCCTGTAATCTATGGGATAATACTTTCTTTACACTTCCTAAAAGCTCTTGTGCATTTTCAACTTTTGCCTTAACTATCTTATAAGCACGATTGTAACAGATATTAGTAAGATGTTCTTCCTGAGCAAATAACTCAGCGATACTATCTTTATCTGCTACTGTACCACTCTGTAACTCATTTCTCTTATAATTATATATTTCCTTATAGATTGCTCTGCTTAAGTCATCTCTTATTCCTATCTGTTCACACGCTCCACTTGTCCAGTATATGTATGTAGATAAGTTAAGTGCAAAATCATCTAGTTCGGCATCTGTAGGTGGATTCTCACCATCTTTCAAACAATTTGAAATGAACTTAACATACTTATCTAAATCACGTACATATGGAGCTATTACTTCATCTACTAATTCAGTAAGTTTCTTGGCATTAGCTTCAACTCTGAACTGAACTCCATTTATTGCCTTTGTATCAATATCATCTGTTGTCATATCCCTTGTACCTCTCTTCACACTGCTTAATAAAATCTGCTATATCATATTCAAAGAATACACGCTTCTTTGTTCCTTTTAATTCTATCCATTCACTCGTATCCATCTTATTGAGATTCAGACTTTTTTCACCTTCTTTTCTATATTCTTCAATCAGAGTTATTGGTACAAAATAAGTCTTATCTACAGGAACAAACCAACATATCACACCTGCAATAACTCCTCTTGCTTCTGCAACTTCTAGCATACCCACTCTTTGATTGAATGTTATATTATTGAATGAAAGTCTAGCTGAATGTGTAGATTTACATTCTATATAATACTGATAAGGATAATGATATATGATGAAGTCACATATATTTCTATACCCTAGGTATCCTTGTACAGGGTCTGGTAATCTCTGAACTACTGTATCAGGTACTTTTAAGAAGTCTCTTCTTATAACATCTTCAAACTGCTTACCTCTATTTATTCCTAGTTCGTTGTGCATTTAATTATCCTTTCCACATCGTGTTCTATATTTACAATAAGTACAAGTTTTCTTTGCTACATCTTCAGGCTTCGGAGGAACTTTCAGTTTCTTGATGTAGCTGTCACATTCCTCAATATAGCCTAACAGCTCTTGTTTCATATCATCTGTCACATTAAACAGATAGCACTTCTTATCTAGTGTATCTCTATTTTCATATAAGAACATAACTTCATTTATTCCGAAAGCTATACTGTAAGCTGTAGCTTGATGATAGTGACTAGAGTCTACACCATTTCTCTGAAAGAACTTACCACTGCTCTCAGTCTTTATCTCAAGTATATAATAATGACTATGATACTTAATTATACCATCACATAAGAATGACATATTGAGTGTCTTATGATACAGTTTTGTTTCATACTGTTTATTTGAAAAATCAGGTTCTTTAACTATATCCAAATATTCATCTAACCCACGCTGTCTTACAAAATTAGCAACATTAATATACTCACAATCTATATCATTGTGCCACATATCTAACACAGCTTGCTGTATTCTTTCGTGTCTATCTGAACCATTCTCACATATTCCTACAAGATTACTACTTGAATTGCTCTCATCTGCATCAGCACCCGTAATCACATAGTAACTCTGTCTAATACAGTTCATACCTGATGGTTTGTAAGTCTGACTTCCTTTAAATGCACACTTCTCATCTGTTAATTCTATAGACCTTCGTAAGTCATTCAAGAATGACTGCTCAGGCGGAAGTTCTGCCTTTGCAGTATCAATAAGATTAAAAATATTCTTTAAGCTATTTCTTGCCAACTATTTCACTCCCTTCTTTACTACTAAATAAAATCGGTTATTACAATAATCTACTGCTGTAAATACTATTCTATAAAATGACTCAATATTCATAGTCCATTTATGATACTTTGAATACTTGTTAATCACGTTTTCCATATCCTCAGCATTACAATCTTCAAGTTCAGCTTTAAATATTGGCACTTTATTAAACTGATTAGATAATGCAAAAGGTGTATCATTATCATCTGTAAGATAAACTTTCATAGCTCCTTCTCCTTTCTAATTATAATCACTCATAATTTTTCTAGCTTTTGCAAGACTTCCACAAAATACTGAACACCATCCATGACCGTTATTTTCTTCATCTTTACACAGTCCTAAAATCTTGTAACAATCTTTAGTATATTTCTTTACACCTAAATCTTTAACTAACCATAATCTAACTACATCATAGCCCCACATATGAAGCTGACCTCTCTGAATATCTTTCTCATCACCCAACTTATACATATTCTTATTCTCCCTTCTATTGTCGCAACTGTTTTAAATGACTATGTAAACATTGTATCACACATTAATGATAAAGTCAACTAAAAAACAGCACTGATATGAAATTCATATCAGTGCCATTTCATAATGATGTTATGTAAACTAATTAGTTTCAGACATAAGTGCTATAATCTGAATTATATTACCATCTACAAACTTGATAACAAACTCATTATTGTAGTGAATCTCTACAGCATCAGAAGCGTAAGCTTTAAGCTGTGACATAAGTATATCTATATCAATCAGACACGTATACTCTGTATAATCAACACTCTGCATATATGGAATAAGCTCATTACTCTTTGCCGCCTTATTAAATACTCTTATTCCATCTTTCTCAAAACTAAGTCTGATTGCCTTATCATCATACTTACTTACAAACAGTGACATTCTATCCAGGAGAGCTATAAATTCATTCTTATTTACCTTACAGTTACTATCAAACTGTTTTGTCATAAGTGCATTTATAGTTGATATAGGGAAGTCTGATGCGTTATATGTTCGCTTACTATACACAGTTATATTATCAGACTTAAACAGCATATAAGTATCGGTAATTACATATGATATATCATTATTCATAAGACCAAGTAAATCCATAAGCTGAGATGAAATAAGCAGTTCTTCATCTTTACCTAATATATCTGTATTATAACAGGCAATACTACATCTATCACTTGCAACTACTTTATCACCTACATAATAGTTAGTTAAAGCAGGGATTTCCATAGATGTTGCTAATGATGGTTTAATTGAATCAATCACTAATCTGACATTGGATATAGCCAGTACGTTGTCTGTATTCACATCTGACAGTGTGTCTATTGGACTAGGATACTTTATAAGCTCTCCGTTCTCATCAAGAGGAAGTTCTAACGTATATGTACCATTACCCTTTATACTAAGAATACCATCATTTATTGTAAGTGAAACTTCCTTACTTGTCATCTTAGATATAAGTTTTGAAAACTGGTCTACATACACAGTGACTTCAAAATCCTCATCACTAGAATCTACTTTTCCCTCTACATACAGATAGTTGGTTGTATCTGTAGTAATAAGTGATATTACATCACCAATCTTCTTAATACACATAAGCTGTGTTATAGGGATTAACTTGTTATCACCAGCTCCCTTAATTGATTTACTGATAAGTTCCTTAAACTGTTCTGTGTTAATTCTCATTTTTATTCTCCTTTTTATTAAGTTTTACTGCAAAATATAAAAATGGTGTATCAAGTAATGACACAACAATTTCAATTATACAACAAGTAAGTGTCATGGTTACAATATCATTTATACCATATATTCCTATAAATGCAATTATATAGAACAAGAAATTTTCGATACACTGACTGACTATGGTAGCCACATTATTTCTAAGCCACATATGTTTACCTTTTGTCTTACTCTTTAACTTGTCAAAAATATAAATATCAAGCTGATTAGATAAAATAAACATAGAAATACTTGCTAATGTGGTTCTAGGGAATAATCCAAAAAGATTGGTCATACTGCTATGTACAGCATCGAGTCCATTTGGAGTAAATATAATACCTATCTGAGTTAGAATAAGGGAAACAACTTCAATAGATACTCCAATCCACACAGCTTTTCGAGCAGATTTAACTCCATATTTTTCGGTAAGAATATCTGTTGCTAAAAATACGGTGCCAAATAATACATTACCTAATGTAGCAGATAGTCCAAATATATCCACGCATTTACATACAAGTACATTTGCTACTACAACTGCCATTCCTATCCACGCATATATCCCCTCTTTACCGAAAATATGTGATACAATGACAAGTGACCCAAATGTTACAATAGCTGTAACAAAAAACATGATTGTGTTGAACATTATAGTTCCTCCTTTTTATTTTGATTTAGCAGGTTAGTGGATTACAAAAACTGCTATATATAATAATCAGCTAAAACAGCTGTTGTTTTTTGTGCTTAATGCCTTTAAACACATAATTATCAGCCCATTTCATAAGATATTTTATATTTAAGATATACCTACAAGTATCTTTAGACATGGCTTCTTCTACAGTAAATCCATTATCTTTTATATACTGAACAATCTTGTCTTGAGCTTCTTTAGGTTGATTGAATATATAGTTTAACTTATATTTACCTCTATCACTAATATACACATTACCCCAAGGTGTGTATATGCTACCCATAGCGGCATTTAATTTCCATGATGTACTATCTGCACTTGTATATGGATACTTCTCTAATATATCAAGTCGAGTCATACCAAATGCGTGAGTCTTTATATTAGGATTAGACGAACTTGCAATTATATCAAAACTATGCTGTAAAAAATCTTCTAGTCCTGGAACATCTACAGCAGGAGAAATACCTATATACTCAATAGCTTTACCATTCTCATCTCTCCATTCAAGCATATTTTTAAGCCATTTATAATCTTCTCCTTGATGAAATATAGGTACAAGTTTACCAGGCTCTTTAACATTCTTGTACATATATAAATAGTTTTCCCAACTATGTTTAGGCGCATTGATTATATCTTCTTGCGTTTTAGGCTGATTAAATCTACCTGGTATTGTATCAAGTTGTGCAAAAATTGTAAGACTATCAGTTATACTATTGATATAACTGATATACTCATCTACATCAATAGATATGCCTTTTGTATACGCTGTGTATGCTCCTGAATCAAGAAATAATTTACTTACCTCTTTTTTATTTTCAGCCCATCTCGATACACACGCTCTTCCTATTAACTGACTCTGCAATCTATTGGCTCCAGCTTCTAGCATATAAGAATCGGCTATTTTATTATAAGCTCCTGCAAAATATAAAGTAAATGACATCAGAATAAACACCTCTTATAAATATTATCATCTGTAACAATGTCTCTATCACATACAGCATCTACATACTCATAACCATTTTCCTTTACATACTCAAGAAGCTCAATTATTCTATCACACCACGTATCAATTTTAAAGTATTCACAGTATTTACGCAATAACTTAAAATTGCAGATTGCAGTATCTAATGAAGCTTCTGAAAATTCAGTTTTTGATACGTTAGCTGGACATTTCATAGCCCAATTTCTTCCATATTGACTATGACCTATTGAGGTAGAATTGGTTTTAGAGTTAAAGAAAAATCTGATATGTGGCATTTTACAGGTTAATGAGGATACTGTATGTATTCCACAACCCAATCTTCCATCTTCTGTAGGTAAATCCCAGTGACATCTCTTCAATGTACCCCTATCTTCAAACGTATAGATATTTGGTGGCAAACTGCTTTTAAACATTTTAAACTCGGTATCATTTATGGTTACATAAAATGGCTGTAATGACTCTATAAGTTCTTCAATGTTACTATAGCCTTTACCGTTTACTTTATGAACGTCGGTATCAATATCTTTGGCTCTAATACATTCGTACATATCTTCTACTTCAAAAGGTAAATATATATTTTCTTCTGCAATACAACATTTACCACATATTAAACACTCATCTTTACAGAACAAGGTACTACGTAAGTATAAATGTTCTACAGGACTAAACTTGAATTTTTGGTATTGAATGTTTTGTTTAGATATAGGATATATATAAGATAATATCTTTATCATATTATTAACACTCATGTCTCTATCTCCTCTCCGTACCACTCTTTCGTTATTGTAACATCACATTTAATAGGCATTTCAAGTATTCTCTCAGCGGCTTTACTCATTGTATCTGATAATAACTTAGAACACTCTTTTACATTCTCTTCAGGACATTCTGCTATAATTTCATCATGGACTGGTATAAGCAGTCTGAAACCTAATTCTTTAAGATGTTCATTCTTATTTAGCTCTATCATAGCAAGCTTTGTGAGGTCTGCGGCAGAACCCTGGATTCTTGAATTTACACACTGTCTTGTGGCATCAGCTATTTTAGCTCCGTTATCTACTATACAGATACCCTCGTCATTAGCTTGCTCAAAGATTTTTCGCTTTTCGTTAAACCTTGCCTTATGCAATCTTGTGAGATATTTTCTTATTGTACGTTCAGATATTTGCTGTTCTTCTTCTGAATCGAAATCAAGTAAATCATCATCAGGAGCTGTTCCGTTCTTCCACTTAAATTCATACTCATCAAGTTGCATATCAGGAAGTCTACGTTTTCTACCACATACAGTTGTAACATATCCAGTTTCATACGCCATATCGAGACTTTCTTTTTCAAACTTCTCAATGGCAGGAAAACCTCTGAATACACTATCTTTTATAGCTTGCGCTTTTTCCACAGTACAATGCAACTGTTCTGCTATAGATGGAACTCCTCTGCAATAGAGAACTCCAAGGAGGATACTTTTGGCTTGTGTTCTACGCTCTTTACCTTCTTTATTTGTAGTTCCGTCAGGATTAAACTCTAAGCAATCTTCATATGGTACATTAAATGCTTTACTTGCAATTTCTGAATACAAATCTTTTCCTTGCATAAATGTATTATACATCTGTGAATCACCTTGTTTCTTACAAAGTGCGGCAAGGCATTTAGGCTCTTGCTGACTATAGTCCGAACTCATAAGTACATATCCAGGTGATGCAATAAACATCTTTCGTATATCATGGTTTCTTGACGGGATATTCTGTAGGTTAGGGTCACTACTTGACATTCTTCCTGTTTTCGCTCCGTACTGTTTAAATGAACAATGTATTCTTCCATCATTAGGATTAGCACAGTCAGGAAGTTTATCAATATATGTATCTACTAATTTTGATAAAGTACGATACTCTAATATGGTATTTGCTAAAGGTGTATTAAACTTCTTAAGTATTTCTTCACCTGTACCTCTAGGTGACTTTTTATCTACAGACTCATATCCTAATACATCATAAAATAGTATTGCAAGCTGTGTTGGGCTTGCTATGTTTATACGTTCATCTAGTTTGTTATTTACGTGCTTACGTCTATAGTCTGATATTTCTACACTGTACTCATTTAAAGCTGTATAAAACGCTTCTAGCTTGTCTGAGAGTGCTTTATTATACTTCTCTGAAAGTATCTGCTGATATGCTGAATCAAACAGTATTCCATTATCTTCCATATTAGCTATGGCATCTATACAAGGCATTTCAATATTCATAAACACCCAATAGATGTTTCGCAAATCATCTCTGTCTGAATCAGGTCTCAGATACTTACGCTGATATTCATATAATTCATATGTAATTACAGGGTCGTGTGCGGCATATAACACCGCTGTATTAAGTGGTATTAATGTAAACGGTATACCCTTGAATAACTCATCAAATGTAAACGCATCTTCTTTACCATTAAGTACATACTTTTGGTGTATCTTCTTAAGTGCATTAGTTGCTTCATTTTCATTAAGTAATCGTGTTGCTAAATAGCAATCCCATGTACAGTATATATTATGTAAACCAACTCTGCTTCTTAAAAATCTTATATCGAACTTTGCATTATACATAATTATATCAATATGTGCCTGTATAATACGTTCAAACTGATTTCTAATAAAGTCTACTGATAGCTGATTAGGAACGGGCATATTTGTGATATAACTTACATGATTTATTGGAATGTATGCACCTTTTTGTCCAGGTGTGTAAATACATATACCAGCTATCTCGTCTAATAATGGGTCCAGTCCTGTTGTCTCAGTATCTATACTTATGACACCATTATTCAAACACTCGGTTATATACGCTTCTAACTTGAACTCATCTTGAATTAGTATGTACTCATCTTTGAGTTTACCCAAATGAGCTTCAACAATTCTTTGAGCTTCCTTGATTTTATCAAATAAGCTGTTCCCACTTTTAATAGTAGGAACAGCTTCTCTTTTTATACTTGCCCGCTTAACCAGCTCTGCATCGTTAGCTTTACTGTTATTTCTTATTGGCATATCAAAAAGAGAAATTGTAGGCATTAGAAACTATCCTCTCTAGCAGGTGTACGTCTGCTTCTTTCGCTGTCATAACCTCTTCTAGGTCTTATTTCTTCTTCCTCGTCACGTCTATCTCTGCTTCTGTCTCTTTCAGTACGTCTGTTTGATACACCATCATCTTCAGGTGGGAAGTAATCATTAGCAAGATAAAATTCCATATCATCTGCTGACTTATCAAGAACTACACTACCAAGAATATCAGGTACATCAAAATCCTCAAGCTTTGTGCCATCTGCTGGCTCATCAGTTCTGTAAATTTCATATGATGTCTGCTTGTCACCTGGCTTACCATTTCTTACAATTTCAAATGTCTGAGATACGATTGGAGCTTTGTTGTACCTAGCACAAATACTTGAAATCTTCTGAAAAAACTTCTTTCCTCTTTCCCACACTTGAACTTTCTGCTCATCTTCGTTATATACAGGAACAAAAAGTTTTGCTACCTGATACTGCTTAGCCTTGCAGAATGGGCAATCGTCAATCGGCTGATTGTATTCTCTAAGACAGTTCACGTATCTCTTCTTGCCATCAACCTCAACTTCGTGTACAGCATAGCCTTCTACATCATCAACATCATTGTAGAGGAATCTTACTACTGCTGAATCACCGTCACCTTTAAGTGAGAAGTATCCAGTACCGCCCTTTCCACCATAGTTATCAATAGTTTCTGCATTAAATCGTGCCATAGTTTTAATCTCCTTTTCGTTTTTATAGTTTTTAATGGCTTTATAGTTAGTCTATGAATAGACCTGCTATCGTATTAAATATGTCACAGGCATCATCAAGGTTAAAAAACATTACAGAATCAAATTCAAACCTGTCTGAAAGCGCCTTACTAAATTCTGTCCTAATCTTATCTCCTATGATGTTAAACTTAATATAATCATCATCTATATACACAACTGTTGAATTTGTACCATTGTGTATATGACACTTAGGCAATACTTCTAAAAATGTATCTGATATTAATTTAGTGTAGTCATTTATATCATGGCTTAATTCCCAATTTGCTTCAAAGTTTTCAAGCTTAACTCTATCAGTTACATTCTGACTATTTACAAGTATGGCTTCTGTATCAGTTATTTCAATTAACTGTGATACATAATGATTGTATTTGCTTTTATACATTGACATTTTATCATGTTCTCCTTTCTATAGTTTTTAGAGTGTCTCAATCGACTGTATAAACATTGTAACACATATTAATCATATAGTCAACAACAAATTAAAATTTCTTGCTGTATATTATTTTACAGTTTCTTGTTACTGCATAATCGTGCAACATACGTGCATCATTATTATACTCCCAACTTTTTAACATATATACTATATCACAGTAAGATATAAGATGAATTAACAAATCAATCTGCTGTTTATAATCAAGAAATGGAAGTAACTGCACTACTTTATAGCTGTTTATGATATCTTTTGTTCCGTAGATACAATGCTTTACTTCTGTATCTATAAGGTGCGCTTCTGCTTTATCGTAGGCTTCTGAATCTTTGTTTAAATCTCCTATTATACAAATCATTTTAAATCTCCATTCTTTTTTAATTTTGTGATTAAATCGTTTACTAAGTTTTCTTCATTCCAATATATAGATTTGACATTTACATTTCCACGTTTTGCATTTACTACTGAACCACCTAGTAAATAATCAACGTGTTCAACTATATTTGGAGCTATGTTTATCACATCATACTCAGGATAATAATTCTGAACAAATATCTTGAATATCAGGTCATCATATTTCTTTGCGTTTACATAATGTGCATATTGAGAGTCATTCCATACATAAGTATCTACCCAATTATTAAAATCTGATGCAACTTTATTAGGTATCATAATGCAAGGAAAACTCCACCAAAATTCATTCTTTGCTTTACACGTTCCAGGTTTTACACCTTCATCATATACGCAACTGAATCCACAAGCTATTATCTTTTCAACACTTAATAATTCTGTTATCATTTTAAATTTAGTAGATATGAGTACATCATCTTGTAAATGCCATACATTAGTATCTGTACCATACTTATTTACAATCATCTTACAGCTTTTAATGAATGACACTAAATTACCATCACAATTTGTATCTTGATATATAGTGATATTCTCTTCATTTATTCCACTAGCTATCATAGATGGAACTAAATACTTATCTATATACCATCTTCTATTGTTACAAGTATGAATTAAATACTTAGCCATTAAACCACTCCTTCAAAACTCTTTATATCTTCAGGCTCATCTATATCACAGGTATAATCATTTATCACAGTATAATTATGATAGTCAATAATATTTAAAGGAGTTCCCTTAATCACTTGCCATAATTCCCACATTATAGGCTTTCTAACAAACATTCCTTTATCTGCAAATCGTTTGCACTCTTCAATAGCTTCTCTAAAATGTTTTTGATTAACTACTTTCACAGCAAAAGGTTCTGCTGATGTTTTTTTAAACTGTTTACTAAATGGAGGAGCTGATGCGAAAAACTCAACATCATCTGTATCAGTATTAACTATAATCTTAATTGCTTCAGGACTGAATATCACATCGCCAAATATATAACAAGTTGATTCAGATGTTGGATAAAAAGCATCACACCAATATCCATCAAAATCGTTGTAACCTCTTGCATTGTATGAATTATTATGTGATAACAAAGGTACATTGAATATATCAAAAGCTGGATTGTTTGTACTGATAGCTATATCATTTACTCCATTTTCTCTCAGCAATCTGATAGTTCTTGCAACTATTGTTTCTCCGTTAATCTCTATAAGCTGTCTTGGTGTTTCCCACTTCTCATAAGAACCACCGCACATTAGTATATATTTCACGTTAGAAAACCTCCTTCAAGTTTTGTATTTCCTCATCAGTACATTCTCCAATATCTTTTCTGCCATCAGGTAGTATTACTTCTGTTATTAGTTTATGTTTCACGCTCTTTCGTATTCCCTCTCTTGCTGTTATTCCTGCTTTATCATTATCTGTAGCAAGTATTAACTGCCTACAAGATAATCGTTGTAATTCTATAAGTTGTTCTTTACTTCCTAATCCGTTTAAAGCTACTGCAAATTTACCATTCTGCCATAATCTTAAACAATCTATCATAGATTCAGTAACATATAAATCGTGTCTTACTAAAAACTCATTTGGTGATGTGTCAGCCATCTTATTTGCATATCTACATAACTCATATAATCCATATAATGGCTTGTCTACATCTTTAGGATAATTAAACCACTTTGTTTTTACACTTCTTCTTGCTACAAATAAACAGTTTCCATATATATCTCTAACTGGAAATGTAATACAATCTGTTTTCTTATCATATCCTAAATCAAATAATTCTATAAGCCAATCTGCTGTAATACCTCTTTTAGTCCAGTATTCGTGATAATATCTATAACTATCTAATTCTTCCTCTGTTACGAAAGAATTAGATTTATTAGTATCACTATTCCCCAAAAGACTATCCTTATTGGTAATGTGATTGCGTTCCATATCAATTTCAATATCTTTTCTCTCCCCTATCTGTACTGTAGCAAAATTCTTTACTAACCACTTTAGTCCAAACTTTCCGAACATATCGTCTGTATGACCAAACACATAGCTGATTACCTCAGATAACGTGTGCGTTTCGTTGCAAGCGAAACAATGAAACATTCCATCTGATTTTCTTATTCCAGCACTAGGTCTACGTTCTTGTCCATTTCCGTGATAAGGGCACTGAACCATTATATCATTTCCGCTGTCTTTATATTTACTCAGATATGGAATATTGTTTATCTGCAACTGATGCTGTAACTCACTGAGTACATCATCAAGTTCTGCATTTATCTGAATGTCGTTTATTATCATATCTATCTCCTACTGTTGTGAGTATAATCTTCTGATATAGTTGCATTATATATCTTCTCTTCGCTTTTATAACGCTTCTGACAGCTTTTACAGCGTCTTATACGTGTAATTATAACATAATCTATATAATCTGTCATACTGCTCTCTATAACGCTTAGAGAGCTTCCACAAGTACATTGAAGTTTACGTCTTTTCATATCATATGTCCTTTAAAACACATCTTCTTTTTCAACAGGCTTCTTCTTTCTATCAGGAGTTGACTGAGTATTAGGTGTTCCATAACATATAAATTCACCTATATTAGGTTGCCACTGATACTGAACTTTAGTACCTACTACTCCGTTTCTCTGCTTTTTAACTTGTAATGTAATAACACCATCATTACTCTGCTTAAGACTTATAATCTTACTTGCGCTGACACTTAATCCATCTCCACCTCTGATACTTTCAAGTTCAGGTGTATCTTCGTTATCTTTATCTGTAACACCATTTCTATTAGCTTGCATTACAACTAAAACTGGTACTGACAATTCGACTGATAGAGACATTAAATCTGCTCCAATATTCGTAAGTGTCTGAGCTTTTGTATCAGTCTTGTTCCCTCGCTCATCTGAAAGATAATCTGCTCCATCTATTGCTATCACATCTAACTTATGTGTCTTAATGAACTGCCTAAGCTTAGTCACAGTTATTTTATTATTGAACTGTTTTGGGGTTGCAACCATAAACTTATTCTTACGTTTATTAAGCTCTTCTATATATTTCTTATACTCTGCATCATCAAGAGTATTATTTCCCCATATCATATCTTTATTACTGAAATGCTTATATAATGTATCAAATCTATAGCCGACTGAAAGTTCTCCCATCTCAGGACTTATATATCCTACATTAAATCCTATCTCCCATATGTGAGTACACATCTTTTCAAGTATCCAAGATTTACCTTGATTAGTTCTTGCAAATATCAGAAATAATTCCTCTACTCTCTGTATACCATGTATTATGTCATCAAGCTCAGGAAATCCCGTAGTGAAAAACCAATTAGTCTGATTGTCTCTTCGGTCAATATACGCATTATATCTATCCATTGCATTATGTATGATATCAGTTCCACCAATCTTATAATTAGGCTGTAAGTCTTTTATAGCGTGTATCAGATACTCTGCCGCCGCATTACTGTCAGTCTTTAATAACTTAGCTACATTCTGTACAACGGGAACATACCTAGAGAACAAATATTCTTCTCTAATTGTGTTAACCAAATAGTCATCACTCTCTTGAACTTCCACGATATCAAATTTAGGAAATTTACTCAAAAATGAAAGTTTATCAGGAACATTATGATACTCTTTATAGTGGTCTGTGATATAATCTATCTCTTCTCTATAATCTACAAACATATCATTTGTAAGCTGATTATCCTCTAAGATAGATATATCTCTTGTCTGTAAAATCTTTGATATAATCTGTAATGATACCATACTATCTCATATCCTTTCCCTTAAGTTCAATAATCTCACTTGTATAGTAGATTCTACTTGCTAATCTATTACCCATAAGATTTGCAAATCCTTCAACTGTAGGTTGATTAGATGTAAATATGTTAGACTTCTCTGCTAATATACGTCTATCAATTATAGTATAGAGCTGAGTAAAATCATACTGTGACATTCCACTGACTACTATATCATCCCATATTACTAAGTCTACATTCTTAAGATTTTCAAGATATGACTTTGAAAGCGGATTATTAAAATCTTTCAACTGCAATAATAACTCTGTTGTGCTTACAAACATACCCTTTAAATTCTCATAGTTACCTACTGCTGTATGATGAAAATATGTATGTAACATCTTGATTGCCCAACTTGTTTTACCATTGCCAGTCCACTTACTACATATGTATAGATTATTGCCACTCTCTACAAACTCTACTATGTTCTTCCTAATATCTGCAAGTCTATGAAAAGCTTTTTCATCACCACTATTATCTTCAGTTAAATATAATGTAATAGGTCTTTGTTTTGCTTCAGGCAATCCGCTATGTTGCATCTGCCATTTCATCTGAGTATATACTGTACACATATCGCAATCACTTGTACAAGTATCTATATACCAACACTCAGAATTTCTCTGCTTCATTACTATCTCCTCTCTTATCGGCTTTTCTATTTAATCCACCAGTTAAATGTTCTACATCTCTTGCAAAGTTGCCTGTCTTATTTTTACTCTTATTATTTCGCTTTACCTCATAGAAGTTATTCCATCCGTTATCAAGTGTCTGCTGTACAATACTTCTTAAATCATAATCATCATCTGACAACTTTCTAAGATTATTAAGCTTACCTTTAAATGTATTACTATAAAATGGTGTACTGCTTTCTTTACTATTTTCTAAGAATAATCTTAAAGAAGCAACTAACAATTCTTGTAATATTGTATCATCTGTAAATTCATTTATCATATTAACACATTTATCATATAAAGATAACTTTTTAGGTTTAACTTTATCTATAACAGATGATGTTTCAGATTTTGTATCTATATCTTTAGATATAGATTTATTATTTATATTATTGCTAGTATTATTATGTAAAGTTTCTTTACTACCCTCGTAAAGTTTCTTTACTACCCCTGTAAGATAATTTATTTGTTTCTGATTTACTTGATACTCATTATGTTTTCCTGTTTTAGCATCATCTACAAGTGTTACCTCGATTAGATTTTTCTCTTCAAGATTATCTATAGCCTTATCTACAGTAGGCAATGATATATTAAATGTATTAGCCATATAGCTTCTACTGCCATAGAATCTAGTATCGCCGTCTTGACTAAATCCATATATTAAAGCAAATATTAAAAGTTCATTACCTTTTAACCCAAGTTCATTACACATCCAGCCTTGTATTACTACATAGTTATTACTATTTAATTCTTTAGACATATCAATCTCCTCTATAAAATAATATAAAATAAAATAGCTTATACAAAAGGGAGTGCAGTCCCAATTATATAAGCTATCGGTTAGCTAAACTATGAGGTCTTGTTGCCAAGCTCTGCACAACTTAGCCAACCTATTTATTGTAATGTATGAGTGATTACTCTATAAGTATAACATTGTATTACACAAATGTCAACACAATATTATCTTCTTCTCTTGTTTCCATATGCTTCAATAATATCTTGAATCTGATTATCAACTTCTCCGTTTACAGTTTCCCACAGATAAGTTCTTTCTTCATCAAGGTTACAATCTTCAGGAACACTTCTTTCTTCTGTATACTCGATAGTATAGTAGTTATCTCCTACCTTAATACTAGCTCTACTACTTGCCTTTATAGATGTTGTGACTGCTTTACTCATCTTCATTCTCCTTTATATACTTCTTAAATGTGTTGTTATAATTTCCCTTGTTTCCAAGTGCTTTCTTCATAAAGCAAAGTGCAAGACCTGCTTCTTCATTGTATGTATCATTTTCTCCACACTTAACTACTGTCTTAGTATTATCTTCCCAATAAACTATTGTTGCAGGATTATTGAATATTACTTTCTTTATTCTAAAATAAGGCTGTATGTTTATCAGATAATTTACATCTATTGGCTTTATAAAACCTGTAAAAGATGTTGCCCATGAATCATACACGTTTATCATTACTTCTTCTCCTTTACTTTACTAATTCTAAGAGTTACTACTTCCTTTATTTCTCGACACTTATCTATCTCCATAAGAATATCGTTACTGATTAGACCTTTATATACAGCACTCTCTAAAGCATCCATATCTACATATTCTCTAGTTTTAATTATCCCCACTGATAGAGCATCTGGGTATACATTCTTAAGTACATCTAACAGCTTGTCCTCATTCATAGATTCTCTATGCTGTACTGACTTTGTAGCTTTGTAACCTCCAGATTCATAAGAACCCTCTTCCATCATATCTTTAATTTTCTTATTCTCTTCATCACAAATCTTCTTGTAATCATCAAGTAATGATTTGTTCTCAGCATATCTTGGAATAAGGTCATCAAGTGTTTCTGTAATTACTTTTCTTGCCATTTTTATCTCTCCTCTTCAAATATATTAAAAAAATTAAAAGTATGATACTTATATGATTCATCGCCTAAAGAATTATGTCTTATAACATCTACCCAACTAAGCACAAACCATATAAGCATCATTACACATATGGTATCAATTATGATTAACAGTTCTGGAGTTTTTTTAGTTTTCATCTTTTTTATCCTTCTTATAATATTTCTTACTTTTCTTATTCCATTTCTGAGTTACTGAGCCTAGTACACCATTTCGCCCAACAGGAATAGAACTCTTAAATGCAATAAGCTTTCCAATATCAGATTGTTTCCAATATCTTGTGCGCTTGTTGCCCGACTGAATATAGTCAGGCAACATTTGTGCATATTCATTGTCAGGATTATATCGTTTAAATCTGTACCAATTGTTGATAGAGTTTAGCGAACTATTTATTATTAGTGCAACCTCTGTAGCATTAAGTAGCCTCTCTTCCACGTTATCACCTCCTCTCTATTGAATCATCATAAACATTGTACTACAATATTTAAACATTGTCAATCACTTTTAACTAAGAAGAAAATCTAACATCTCTGTTTTGTTTCCCTTGATTTGTCCATCTATGATGGCATCTGACATTGCACCCTTACGATTTACTATTTCCCAAATTCTCTCGTCAATAGTATTCTTGCACATAAGGTTATATATTGTAATATTCTGCTTCTGACCGATTCTATGACATCTATCAACACATTGGTCATATAAAGCTCTGTTCCAAGGGTGGTCTAAAAATATTTCAACTGTTCCTGCTGTAAGTGTGAGACCTGTACCCATTGCTCCTGACGTTCCAATTATTACCTTGCACTTATCATTATTCTGAAACTTATCAATCATTAGCTGTCTTGTATCAGCATTAATTTCACCTGTTATTACTGCTGGGTTATACTTACTTAACCTCTCAGCAACTGGTGCTGTCATCTGAGTCCAATTAGAGAAGATAACAACTTTTCTGCCGTTATCAACAGCTTCTTCTACAAGCTCTTCCATTCTATCAAGCTTTGCTGATTCTGTAATGGTGCTTGAAAGAATACCTGTATAACCTGTAGCCTGTCTCATTCTGATTAATTCAGCAAGTGGATTATTTGCCATCTTAATGTTATCAATGTTAGCTTTAATCTCAGATGTAACCTCGTTATAAACAACACTCTGCTTAGGTGTCATATCTACATACTCATCAATATATGTCTTTTCAGGTAAGTCAAGTACATCATCCTTAAGTCTACGTAACATTATCTCATTAAGTCTTTCCTGAAGTTCATCAAGATTCTTATATCCGATAACTTCATATCCTCCGTATCCACCCATAACACAGTAATGATTCTTGAACTTATAGAAAGCATTAGGCTCATATCTAAGCCACTTAAGTACGATAAATAAATCAAGAGGTGTGTTCATAAGAGGTGTACCTGTCATAGCTATCATTGTTTCAGCCTGTAATTTGAGAAAAGCTTTACCCTGCTGAGAAGATGGGTTCTTCATCTTGTGTACTTCGTCTGCGGCTATCATATTAATAGTATTATTTTTGCAAGCCTTTGCAAGTTCTGCACATATATCAGCATTTCTAAGTGTTTCAACATTAGTGATAATAAAGTAAGAATCGTTATTTGCTAAATCAAGTACATCATCTAACTTGGCATTTGAACCTTCAATTACAAGATTTCCGTTCTTTCTTCTTCTCTGTCCGAGAATGTAAGGCTTCTCATTAGAATGAGTAATAACTTCATTGTACCAGTTCCACTTAAGACCGTTTACTCCACATATGATAAGACAATGCTTATAGCCTTTTGCAAGCTTCTTAGCTACAGCTATATCAATAACCTGCTTTGTCTTTCCGAGTCCCTGTTCATCTCCGAGTAACCATCTGTCATACTGAAGTCCGTAATTGAAACCTTCAATCTGATGTTCAAAAGGCTGAGTCTTGAACTTGAAATTCTTAGGCATCTCAGCTTTAGGCTTTTCAAGAGTTATGTACTTACCTGTTATATCAAATGAAAACTCTGAAAGATTAGATGTGAGATACTCAAGTTTCTTTAATGGTACTTCCCATTCTTTTGTATCTTTATCCCAAAATCTTGTTGGAAGACTTCTAATAGTATCAACTATCTTCTGATTGTATTCAAATGATACAAACATTGAATAGTCATCAATACCTTTTTTTGCTTCTGCAATTCGTATATGTATCATATCTATTCTCCTTTAGTTTAGTCTGTTTTTTCAACTCTGTAAACATTGTAACACACGTTTATTTTACTGTCAACAAAAAAAATAAGAAACATCATAATAGTTACAATGCTTCTTATTTCTATTCTAAGCTGTCTACAAGCTTCATATAGCGACTTTAAATACTTAAATGAATATTTCTACATCTATATATGTAAGTTCGCTATATGACGCTTCTAGCGTTTTCTAACATTACTTTAATCAGTTCACGTTCTTCAGGAAGTTCTGTGTTATTATATAGAGTATATATAATATAGCTGATTTATAAGTACGAAACTTGTACAAAAACTGTATGATATTTGTACAAAAATAAGACAGCATACAGAGTGTTACCTACTGTATGCTGTCTATATGAAGTATATGAGAGATATAAAAATGGACTATAGCGTTCTTAAGATTTTTGATTTTATTTTACGGGCAAGCTTGCTAACTTTACTTTCTGAAATGTGCATCTGTAAAGATATCTGTACATTAGACAAGTGCTTTGCTCTTAGATTAAAATATTCAAGTTCTTCATCTGAAAAATTACACTGCTGTCTAAGCATATCAAGCTCCGGATTTGTAAAATCATATACTTGCATTAGCTACCTTTCTTTCTTTGCTTTTTCTGCATTTATAGTTGCTTGCGATATTCCAATTAATGCTCCTATAAAAACTGCAATCGCATTGATGGTTGCTGTTATCTCTGCTCCATATGGTAATCCCCATATCTTAGACAGAGTAAAATAAAACACTGCTAATGCTGGTAGACATATAAGACATATCCACTTTAAACAATTATAAACTGAATCAGGAAGTCTCATTTGGTGTTCCTCCTCTATTTAACAAATACTTTTCAAGCTTTGCCTTTGCATCCTTAAGACTGTCTAAATCATTTCCGTTTAATGCGTGTGATAGGAGTGCAAGTAAAGCCTGTTGTGTTACGATGTTACCTTTTTCAAGTTCAACGAGTCTCTTGTTATCATTGTCAAAATACTTTTCAAACTTGGCTACCTTAAGTTCTAGTGATGCTATTCTGTCATCCTGATTCTTTTCAGGTTCTTTGGCTTTTTGAATAATTCTTATTATTACTGTGATTGCGGCTGATATAGATACGATTGCTCCACATATCCAAAGTATTAAAGAAAGTAACTCTGATGGTGTAAATGTAATAGCGTTGTTCATTGTGTTAACCCTTTCTTAAAAGCTGATTTATTAATGTCTGAACTGTTGTGTAATCATATCCTGCTTCTGTAAGTTTACGTTTTCTCTCAGAGCCTGTACCCCAATTTCCCTTACCTGCAATTATTTCTTTCGCAACCTCGATAGGCGCACGTTTAGCTGTTGAATATTTAACAGCTTCACCTGATTTGGTAGTAATAAAGGTATCAAAGTTGAACTGATTTAACTGCTTTGCAAGTGCTTCTGCATTTTCTTTCTTACTAAATGCGCCACACTGAACTTTATACAGATTATCAGCTTTAACCATATATGTATCAAATCCTGCTGACTTAACTCTTCCCATATAAGCAGTTGCATTGGCAAGTTCACTAAATGCACCTGTCTGTACTCGATACAGTACATTTGTATCAGTAACAGGTTCAATCTTAGATGAACCCTGTATTACATCCATAATATCATTTTCAAACTTCCTGCTATTAATAAGCTCTCTTAAATATGGCCCTGGACAAGAAGTGCTGGCAAACATACTATGATATGTAATACTACCATTTGATGTACCATCATACTTTGGCTGTATGTTATATCGTTTACAAATATCAGCACACAGATTTACAAGTGCTTCATATGCTTTATCAGATATAGTCCACTTAGGACCTGAACTGTTGTTAGCAACTTCAATAGTTATTGCTCTCTGGTCATTCCACGAAGATGAGGATGTCCAAGCTCTTCTATCTTCTGAAACACCTGCACATATTGTACCATCAGAACCTATATAATAGTTAGCTGATGACTGTACATTTCCATCTCTGTGCATCCTAGCACAATCATCTGCGCACATATTGCCAGCCATATGATGAGGAGTAATCTTTGTAATATGCTCGGTTCTAATGTTAGATTTAATTGTACCAAAATCTACTGCAACTGTAGCAAGTTCCGATTTAATCATTATTATCACCTCATTTAATTATATCATATACAAATTTCTTATACTAGACTTTTATGAAAAGTTTAATACATAAGTTACTTTCATAGTCTTATCAGCAGTCTTTGTGACAGCTGAATCAAGATTATTGATTGTTGCTATATAATCAATGTCTCTAAATACTTTTCTGGTTGTTCCACCTGAACCTTCATTATAACTAAATCCAAGTAACTTGTTTGTTGTAGGTCCATAAAAAGGTGGTGCAGAACCGTTAGTTGGATATGCTGAATGAGTTACTGCATCTACTACAAAACTTCCTGAGCCTGTAATGTTGTAGAATCTTTCGCCATTAAAGCAGAAAATAGCATTTGTTATACTCATATCAAGCTCATAATTATTAGATGTATTAGCAAGTTCTACAAGGTACTTATCAGCTAAGATGTGAGTAGGACTTATTCCTACATTGCAGTTATTTAAGTTTATAGATGTAAAACCTAACTGGTCAAAGTCTATAGTCTGCCAAGTGCCTGTTTTGGTTGAGCAATTAAAGTCGAGTATATAAGCTACTGAGCTTCTTCCATATGGCACTCTGACTGTAAAGAAAGCATAAATATGGTTGTTGGCTGAATAGCTTACGCACATCTTATCATTAGTGTTGCTCTTCATTGCTTCAGGAATAGTCAGAGTTATCGTTTCAATTACTCGTCTTGTCGCTGGCGCCATCGTGTCCCTCACATCCTGAGAAGTCACTGGAAATGGGATAACATCAACAGCGAACTCTGTTACATTGTTCATGCTTTGAATTGCATAAAGCTTATTGCTGTTGTATCCAAATACTTCTTTGCCCTCAACAGTATATCCTACAGTTGCGTTATAATCCCCTAGAGTAATACTGTTGTTCTTTCTTCCTCCTGACTTATTACCAATACCTCTCATTCCCTGGTATCTGTTCGTAAGACTGACACAGTTGATTGTTCCGTTTCCCTGTGATGTAGTCCAATCCCATACCATTTTATACGAGCCATCCTGTTGCCATCCGCTTTCGCTTGCGTTCCAAGAGCCTAGTTCTGTAGGTGAATCGCTGTTGAGGATTTCCATTGCTCCGTTCGCTGTCATTCCAACACCAGCTGGAACTCTTACATTTGTTGCCTGTTCAGTTAAAGCTGTATCAAAGAGCATTACTCCACCGAGTAGATACTTAATCATATCACCTCTGATGTAGTTATTAAGTGCTGTCGGATTCGTCATTCCACCCTGAGCCAAGAAGTAAGTCAGGGCATTAGTTACCATATTATCATCTTCCCAATGTTCAACTTCACCAGTATGAACATTCTTTAAATCAATAAGAGTATGACCTTTAATCATTGATTTCCTCCTCAACTGGTCTGATATAGCTGTCGAGCTTACAAACCTTACCCTTATCATTAATCAGCGCACATACTACTTCACTGACCTCTGCATTAGCTATCGCTGAGGACATAGTGTAGTGAAATGCCGATAGTGCATCATTTGAGTTTGGGTAGTTTAAGAAGCTTCTAATCTTCTCGCCGTTTACAGTCTGAATGGTTAATAAGTTCATTGTCAAATCCTCCTTAAGCTAATCCTAAATAGTACATCTTTCCTTCAGCTGTTCCACCATTACGGCTGTCAATTCTAAGAGTCACAGCTGAGGTCTTTGTGTCAGATAAACCAATTGCAATTTCATTGTGGTTGTTATCTGTAAGATAAGTGAAACTGATATATTTGAGTCCAGTGTAATTAGATATATCAATCGGTGTTGTATATGTTTGGTCTCTATATCGAACATTAAGTGTGATGTAATCATAATCGGTCACATCTATGGCTTCATTCGTGACGGCATAAGATGTGTAATTACCACCACCAACACTTAATGAAATGTTATCGCTATTCTTTGTAGCTCCACCAATACCTGCATCCCAAGCCACTCCCTCAACTCCGTAATTATAGAGGATATAATCGTGCGTGATTGGACTTCCATCAATGAGCTTCCACTGATTAACGATGTAGAGCCAAGTACCAACTAATTCGTCACTAGAATTGAGCGCATAATATACATCACCATCACTTCCAGCTGTTTCAGGATTGTCATATCCATAGGAGACTGATGAACCTCCTCCACCTCCACCAGTCGCTGATGCGGTTGTTCGCTCCCATTTTGAAGCATTCCATGTTCCTGTGACATTATTTTCTTTACATTTATACATCAGTAATTCATACATTACCACATCGCCTGTGTTGTAGGTCTGTGTTGAATCATAAGCCGGGGCTAATGATACCTGAGTGGAATGCATGATATCATCAATAGTGTTCATGTTAGTATTGATAGTAGCCACGTCAGCGACTTCCGAATATGTCGGCTTTATTAAATTATAGTTGTCCGTATATGTTGCCATTTTCTCTCCTTTTCTTTAGCATCGTGAGTGATTCGGCATAAGACCAAACCACCCACGAAAATGAAGGAATAAAATAAACAGTTACCTAATTCATTACCATATATGTTTATCCTTAACATCTGCCCAACTGTAATCATCTTTAAGGTCTCCCCATGTTATGCCCTCAACTGTAAGTGAAGTCTTATTGATATAAGTGTCAGCTGTAAATGTATCAACTGATATACTATCAAGATTGATTTCAGTTAATGTATCTGTAAGTGTTCTTGTATGTGGTGTGATAAGATTTGTAGTAGTTGTTGCTGTAAATGGTTCAACTGAAATACTATCAAGATTGATTGCATCAATAGTATCTTCAACATCAATATATCCATTCCAAACTTCATCACCTAATAATCCAACACCTGACATAATAGCACGTAATCTGTAAGCACTTACCTTTACAGTGCAATTAGTACAAGTAAGTAACACTCTAAATAAGTTATTTATATTTGCTTCACTATCCCAATAGAAAAGCATATTAAACGTATGTCTACCATCAATATATGTTTCTGTAGGAGTGAATGTTCTGATTATCTCACCCGCTACCTCATATTGAAGCTCAACTTCTGATGGCTGAGTATCATCTATGACTGTAACATCTAAGATTGCTACTCCTTGAAACATTACCAAACACTGTTTACTCACTACATATCGCATAGATAGTATAGGTTTAGTTGTGCTATTTCCGATAGTAACATCAGATTTACTAATGTATCTATAGTATTTAGTGCTTGTCGCTTCTATACTGCCTTTTAGTTCATTATCAATTACATTATAATCATATCCTGATGTAGTGTTTTCATTATATGATTCTGTTCCTGATGCTATGAGTTTTTGTTCTACTAACATAGCACCGCTTAATTCAGATTCACAGATTAAGCAGTCACCATTGTCTGTATGAGCTATATCTCCGACTTTAAGATTTAGATTTGATACAATCAATTTAATACTAGCCGGGTGATAAGTTATCTGCCCAATATTCTGTAATATTACATTAGCAATGGTCTGTAACTCAGTGTTAGTCTTATCTAAGATTAACAGATTGTCCTGTATTACTATTGATTTATTTCCTTCACCTGATACAGCATTTGCATCATTTATACTGTTTATAATCTTGACCTTTGTAAATGCTGGAACTGTATATGATTCAAAATCAGAATTATTTATTTCATACGCATCTGTAATATCAACTACATTATTATACGTATGTATGAACTGTAACTGCCCTTCTCTTGATATATTAGCATTACACGCTTGTAACTGACAGATGTATTTAAGCACTTCGATAAACTTAATGCTATTTATCTGCTGTGTCTGCCTAACTAATAAGCTGTCATTCGGTAATGTGATAGTTGAGTCATAATTTAATCCTACATATGTACACAATGATTCTCTTAATGTCTTGAGTGTTACTTGAGATACTGTATCAAATAAGTTCTCCCACCACTCAGCTACATCTCTATCAGCAAGAGCATATAACGCATCATACGCTATAATCTTACGTGATATATCTTGTCTAAGTCGATTTCTCACACACGAATCTATATATCCTGTAAACAGTGGTACATCTGTAGGTGTTTCATCATCTTCACCCTCATATACAAGCTGATGCACATATATCTTTTTGTTATTTATATCAGGAATGTCATACAACTCAGCTTCAAATCTGTTGGCATTACATTCTCCAATATTAAATCCATTAGTGCATAATACTTCATCAACAACTAGAGAACCCGATGATATTCCCGAAGTGATATCAGGAATATCATCATCAGGAAAAGATATTACAGTTTGTCTATATACTTCTATATCCATTATCTTCTCCTTTAGTATTCAATAAACTCTAGCTTAAGTTCTCCATAAATTATAGTATCATCTGATATAGACATAATAGGAAATTCCATATTAGGTCTATAAAAGTCTCCTGTTTTATATTCATTGTTTTCATCATCCCAAAACTGCAAAGTAATACGTCTTTGCACATGGTCTGATTCTGCATTATAAAAGAATTGCTGTATAGCTATCTTTTGGTCTAATCTGAGACTAGGCCTTACCGTAAATGAAAATATAGACTTCTTACCAGCGGCTGTAACTCTAGTAAGATTTCTTGTATTGTCATCACGATAAGCCTTTATCTCTTCTCTTTGATTAGGCGTACTTTTCCAAGTATTAAATACGATATACTCTGATGGAAATATTGTATTTGTAGCTACAGCTTTTAATAAATATCCTTGCCAATTACTCATTTACACTACTCCTTATGTATATCTATATCTTGTGCCTGTCTGCTTATATCGTTTCTCTTCCTCATCCCAAACACATTGAGCGACTGTTCTACCATCTAATTGTAACACAATAGGCTCATTATTGCTACTACCTCTAGAATCTAAAGCTATTGTAAATGCTTCAATCATTGTATCAAGTGGTGTCTCAATGTTAGTTCCATTCTTCTGGTCACCAAGCATTGCCATGAACGGCTTATTTGGTGGGAGAACTGCACCTTGTGCAAGATAAGGTATTCTAACATCTTTAAATATAGGATTTCCTGAGAAAGTTCTATTAAGTTTTGCAATAACTGTATTATTAAGCAGATTCTTAAAATCATCTACATTAGAGCTTACCTTTATACTAAATGTAGCAGTCTTATCTCTCCAAGTGCTTGCAATAGCATTCCAAATACCCTGTATTCTAGCTACCGAAGGTGTATTGATAGATAATGTTGCAGTCTTGTCAAAATTAAGTGACTTGAACCAAGAAGCAAAATTCATTACCTGTATTCTACTCTGTTCTACAGCCTGTCTGAATATCATTACAAACAATGCTGGCACATTCTTTAACTGACTACTTGCTATGATTGTATATATACTACTTGCCCAAGTTGATATGCCTGCAAACTGCTGTATAGATTGTGTATAAGCTTGTCTAAATACAGAGCTTAATGATGTAGGGAGTGAACTGAATCCCTTTACTATACTCTGCACTGCATTGTGCGCAAGCTGTGAACTGCTTCTAAAAGCATTTCTAAATGAGTTTGCAAAACCTGTGGAGTAAGTAGATATCTTAGATGTAAGCACTCTAAATGAATTATCAATCTGAGCTGTAGTTGTTGAAGCTAATCTACCAACTTGCTGTAATGCTGTCTGTACTTTCTGTATCTCAGCTAAACTAGCATTTGTATTAATAGTAGGTCCTTGTACAGTTTCTGTTGTAGTTGTTTGTACTGCCTGTGTTGTCTTTGTAGCTTTTCCACCCTTTGATAAGTCAGTCTGTTGAAGTCCCTTATATTCAACTTCCTCTTTGATTCCTATGAACTCTTTTATCTTATCAATAGCAGTATTGAATTTATCAATAATCCATTGAACAGCTCCTGTTATCCAAGTCTTAATAGTCTCGAATACTTTAACAAGACCATTTAAGAAACCTTGCATTACAAATCCACCTATCTCAGCCATAAGAGTTGATGGAGAATGTATACCGAATAAATCTTTGATAGGATTTACAATATACTTTTCAAACTGTTCTTTAATCCAAACAGCTACATCTGAAACAACTCCCCAAAGACCTTTCCAAAATCCGTTCCAACCTTCTTTTCCAATGTCCTCAAACCATTCTACAATGGCTTTGAGAACTTCACCGCTGAGAGCTATTGTGGATACAAGTGTAGCACTGAAACTTGCCCATATAAATTCAACTACCCCCATGAATAGACCGACCCAATCTACGTTCTTGATTATATTAACAATAGCTTTAGCAAATGCTATGCCATCAAAGTTTCTAAAACCACTTATAGCAAACTCTAGTGCGCCACTGATTCCTTCAGATATGGTTGAGGCTATCTTACCCCAATCAGCAGTTCTAACAAATTCATTAAGCATTTCTACGAAGGAAGTACCTGCTGTTCTCCAATCAAAGTTTGTAATCAGTCCATAAAGTGTATCAGCTAGTGAATTTAGAGCATTACCTAAAGTTCTACCAATACCACCAAGTGCATCAGGCTTAAATACCTCATTTAAGCTCTTAGCTATCTTGGCACCTATATCATCAAATTTAATTCTAGCAAATAGTGTATCAGCGGCTTCAACAATTCCTGTTATAGCATCATGTATATTCTTACCAAACTGCTCTAAGTGTATCTCTTTAACAAATCTGTTAAGACCTTCAGCTAAAGAATAACCGAGATTATTCCATTTGAAATTTTCCAAAAACGCACGAGTAGCTTCAATAGGTGTATTAAGTGCTTGAGCTATGAAATTTCCAATCTCACTGAATAACTCAGGAGAGATAATTCCATTAAGCAGTGTTGCTATAGATTTTCCGACTTTAGCGGCAACTGCGTGTATCTTATCCCAAGGTATACTTTGTAATGCGTGAGTAAGCTTTTCACCAATAAGCTCACCTACTTCTGTAAAGTCAGCATCTTTCCAAGCATCTTTAATCATCTTAGCAAAGTCAGCGGCGTTTTCCATTAAGTCACTCTTCTCAAAGAATGTGGTGTCTCCGGCTCCACCGCCGCCACCTCCTCCGCCACCACCATCGTTATCTTGACTGATGACGAGAAGTTTATCATACTCAGCAAGTTCTTCTTTAGCTTTCTTAGCGGCACCACCTGTACCACCAATAGCACCTGCAAAGTTCTTCTGTTGCTTAACAGCTTTATATATAAATCCCTGTCCTGTAAGAGCGGCAAAGAAACTTCCTATTGCGTTTGCGGCGGCTATGGCGGCATTCATAATTGCATTGAGTATCGGAAGTACAATCGAGAGCAAAGGTTGAAATGCTGTAGCAATACTATGAGTCATCTGACTAAATGTTGCTACTAAATCAGACAGTTGTGCATTTATCTCAGGATACTGAATTGCCATATCTTTAAATGCTTCTTTACCATATTGTCTGAGTTTCTTATACAGTAAGAATAATGAACGTATTCCTAATCCGTATTTAAGCACCTGTTTAAACAGATTTTTAAATGATTTAGATGCTTCATCATTCTTTGCAATTACATGATTCTTAATTAGCTTACCTGTGTTTATAAATGCTTTTTCAACAGCTTTAAGTACACCCTTAAAAGCATCTGCAAGCTTATGTGTTTTTGTTGTAGAATTGTCTATCTGTTTGTTTAGAAACTGTGAACGTCTGATAAGTTCAGTGTATACTGTCTGTAATGCACTAAGCCTTCCTTCAAGTTCAGCATCAGGTTTAAATGCTGTACCTTTAGTACGCATATCACTCATTGCACTTTGAACTTCAGCTATTTCTTTTTGATATTTATGAAGTATAGCTTCTACATTCCGAAATCGCCCGTTGTTAAATCTGTTTAAATCTTTATTAGCTAATCCGTCAAGCTCTGCTTTTGTCTTATTAGCGTCTTGCTGTAAGTTTCTTAATTTCTCTTGTAATCTTTCGTAACCTTCTGTAGGAACTCTTTTGTTACCAAGCTGTTCCAATTTTTGTGCTACAGATTTTATCTGTGTCTCAAGTTTAAGTGCTTGAACACCCATTTTCTGCATAGATGACTGAGGAGATTTATATGCTTTTGTTATTGATTTCTCAAGTTGTGCTATTGCTTTTTCGGCTGATAAGGTGTCAGCTCCAATTTTAATTTCTACATCTGCATCAAAATTTGCCAATTACAATCTCCTCCTTTCTTATTCTTTATTACCATTCCATAAATCCATAATATAATTCTCAGCTTCTTGCTCTTCAAGTGTCTTATGATTCCAGATAAAATATTGTGGATTTTCATTTCTAAATTCCTGTTCGTGTTTCTCAAGTTTCTTTCCACGAAGTATCTTGTTTCTGATTGATATGATGGTAGAGAACGCACTTTCACCTATACTCATATAATATCCCATAAAGGTCCACCAATGAATATATTGTTCAGCTCTGACTTCTTTATGTGCAACATTATTTACTGCTGATATGATTAACTGTGCATCTTGTTCCCAATCCATAAGCTTTCTTGAGGATTTGATAGCATTTGTCATATCTTGACCACAATCAAAAAAGTCATACATCTTGACTACACGTTCTTTTGCTTCTTCCTCTGATAAATGTAATACGGTGTCAACATCTAAATCTTCATAAAAGATAATAAGACTTACTAATATTCTTTCAGTATCACTCTCGATATCAATATCAGAGAGTGCAGAAAAACAATCGAGTACCATTCTGTAATCACCTTTGTTACGAATATGACACTCTCTTCCATTTATATCAATCGTAACTGGCAGTTCATACATAATGGTACTCCTTTAAATAATTACTTACGTGAGGTTTTCTTTTTATGGTCAGCTGGTGCATACTTCTCTGTTCTCTTAGCAAGCCTTGACTTAAGAGCCTGTGTTTCAGATTCAATGTTCTGACCGTATAACTTTGTTATTACATCTATGATGTTATCATATCTAAACTGACCGTTTACAATATCATACATATTACCGAATGGAGCGCATATCTCTGATACATTAGCATCAAACAGCTTATCTATGTACGCTCTCATTCCAGCATCAATGTCTTTGAGTTGTGTGCCCATCTTATCAAGACGAGCCTTAAAAGCATCAACATCATCTTCATCTATATCAGAATCATCCTCAAGTGAAAGTGCTGTAGCTTTATCTCCTAACTCCTGAAGCTTTGGATATAATTCAGATACCCTAGTAATGATACCTACGTCTGATACGTTAAGTTCAAGTATCTTATCATTATCTCCATTGATTCTGAAACGCTTCTTCTTTATGGAATCAATGTTGATATCAATAACATCATTTACAGTATTATCAATAGGTGTATTTGTTGACTTATTCATATTTATTTCCTCCAAATATTAAACTGTAACATCCTCTGTGAATGTGAAGTCCTCTGCAATCTTATCTACCTTACCGGTAGTAATCTTATTACTGAAATATACAGTAATAGGCATATTTACCTTTGTATCGCCACCGATACTTGTGATTGCGATTGTACAATCATTATGTCTCTCAGCTTCGTATCCATTAGTTGAATCACCAATATACATAGTTACAATGTACATTGTAAATTGATTGAACTCTGATACAGCATTTCTTCTACGAAGGTCATTAAGAAATGCACCAAGCTTAGAACCGCCAAGTACAAGATATGGGTCGAACTCCTGCTGTGGCTGTGTCTTGTTGATATCTGTATAGTTATTACCACGAATATCTGTAGTAGTAGAGATATCAGCATTGTATTCAATAGCTGAATCTTCTGTTCTAGTACCAAGAATTTCTCTTACCGTTGTAGGTGTAGTTCCTTCATATTCTGTCCACTCTGCAATGGTTACAAGAAGTTTACGCTCGGCTCTCTGTCCTTTATTAAGATTAAACTGCTTAATTGCCATTTGTATAATCCTCCTTTAGATTATCTGTTCCATATTACTTTACTTGTATCTCTATACTCGATTTCAATATCAATACTATACATTGCTAGATTAGGATTAATCTCAGTATTGATACCATCAAATCTAGGTGAATCAGTAGTTGTCCTGATTTCATCTATCTCACAATTATCTCCGAAATTAGGATAATTATGTAAATCCTCTTGTTCTGAAATCCAATCAATCAGTGCTTGCATATCTGCTAAATCATCCACATTCTCATTTGAAAATGTAGATTCAGAAGTGCTTGTACCTATGGTCGGAAATTTAACAATCGGAATATCTGTAATTGATTTAAACTGAACTATTGTAAATGTATAACGTCTCTTAACACTGCCATCTATATACGGTCTTGATATACTTCTATCATCAGAGTTAGTGATAATCTGTGTGTTGTTATCTTTAGCATTAATGAAGTTGAAGTATAGAGGACTGTTTACTATCTGAGGGCATTGTAAGATATAATCTATAAATGCACTGTTCTTATCTATCATCTTAAATGCCTCTTTCTAACTCTGTTTACTTTAGTCTTTGCTCTACGACCACTACTGCTTACTTTAGATTTAAGTAACCAAGTAATCTCATTCTGCAAAGCACGTTTACGCTCTGCCCACATAGCTCTCATCCAATGATGATGTGTATTAGGTTTTGTATAACCGAATGAAGCAAGTATTTCAGGTGTGCCTGGTGGAGCTTTCGTATATCCTTTTATATTGCCATCTTCATCTCTAATAGATACAAACTGAGCTGGCATAAGGTGTGATTCATTTTTAGCACCTAACTCTCTACTCGTAGGATATTTTGTTGAAGGACTTCTCCAACCTGGTTCAGAGTTAGTAACCCAACCTATTAAGTTAGGTCCATATACTTTACCATAATACTGATATTTAGCATATGGCGCACTCCACTTTATAGATGTAGGTGTAGCTCTACCACTCGATACTAAGCTACCACTTTTAGTAGGTACATAATCATTTGCATAATCTAATATAGTCTCATTTATCTCCTGCATTGTAGATGGTGACTTTAGTTTAGCTATAAGTTCCTTCTGCAATTTAGTACGATAATTTAATGTCATATTGAATTTAATCATATTACGTACCCTTTACAAAATAATGTGGATTACATCTGCCTGCTCCTGTGTTATCAGCTATTTCCTTGATAGTTATACATCCTTGAAGTTCTTTATATTTTGCGATTAAATCAGTAGCTCTATGCCCTGATTCATACTCGCTTATTTCATCATCGACAGCACCTTTGACAATGATATCACCTTTACCCAACGTAAAATAATCATTTATACTGTCATTAGGCACTTGTACCCATCTAAACTTAGGTAAGTATCTTGCATCTTCTCTTATTCTGCAAATACTATCATCAGTTTCTATGGTTGTTTTATTTACAGTAACTTTGTTACCAATGTATTTCCAAAACGTATCTGTAACTACTGTTTTGTACCAACGTATTAATTGAGTTTGAGGGTCTTGAAACTTATTGTAAATTGTAACTGTAGTATTCCACCATATAGGATAAGGTTGATTATTCATCGGCATACAAACCTCGATAAGTAAGTCGCTTATTCTGACTATTTCTTACACCTTGCAGATATCTGAAAACAGTATCTTCTAAGATGTTTCCTCTAGCTCTATTTGCAAGTGAAGCAAATAAATCGTGTGCATCTATTGCATTATATCCAATAGATACTCCGTCATTAGACTGCTGTGCGATATAGCTTGAAATTACAGTTGTTGTTACATTACCCTGCGCATCAGTTGTTGTTGTAGTCTGTGCGCCCAATTCAAGTGCATCTGCTTGTAATTTAGCAAGCTCTATAAGTCTATACATACATTTAGCTAGTTCATCAGGATAAGTCTCTTCATCTTTAAGTCGATTAAATGTATACCAATTTACAATAGTCTCAGCTTCATACTCAAAATTGTTAAAGGCGGTAATGTCTAATGTACCACCCATAGATTGATATGTTTCATAATCAAGATACATAGAGTCTCACCGCCTTATAATTACTGCTTACGTTTTCTACGAACTGATGATGTACTCGGTGTAGGCTTTATATCTTCTGACAGTGGCTGAGCGATTGGCTCACTCAGCTTACTGTCACAGATTGTATATCCTTTACTGAGGTACTTATCAAGTTCATTTTCGGTAACTCTTACAATCTTGTTACCTTTTATAACTTTGATACTACTCATAGTTATACCTCTTATGCGTTTGTAGATGTTCCGCTTGATGTTACATTGAACTGAATAGCGTTTGACTTATTCTCAAGAATGAATACATCTTCAAAGCTCTCTTCGTAATAAACATACTTACCCTCTGACATTGCACTTGGTGCATCAAGTCTTGAGAATGTGTAAGATACAGGTGTGATTACTGCTGTAGGATGAACAAGGAACATATTAATCTGCTCTGCATCGTCATCAACCTTATAATCAGTTGTGAAGTCATAAAGAGTTTTCATAAGTGTTGAAGGAACTCCGATGATTTCAACCTGGTCAAGTCTGTTTACTCGTCTATCAATACCATTTGGGCCACTCTCTACACCGAGGTGTCTATAAACACCCTGTGCATCCTTAAGAATACGCTGAATCTCAAATGGTACATAGAGAATACGACCATTTGCAGGTACTCTACCATTATCCATAGCAAGCATAAGATTATCAAATACTGAGAGGATATTAGCAGTTGTAAGAACTGTTGTATCAGCAACGTGCTTTACACCTGTATCAGGATTATTTGTCTTTGTCCAATCAGAATAAATCTTACTGATTGTATAAGCATCCATCTCAGGGAACTTATGCTCATCGTTGAATACCTGTGTGATATTACCGATGGTTGCTACCATATTAGTCTCATCAATATCTCTAGGGTGAACAAGAGTAGACCACTTTCTTTCATTCTCAAGTGTCTTGCTTACCCATGCGTTCTGATAGTTTCTCTGAGCAAATGCAATAGTATCTCTATCTGCATCTACTCTACCTGATGTACTGATAGATGGAATCTCAATAGTCTTGCTGTTAATCCATCTGTACTTACCGTTGTTTGGTGTTGCATAAAGCGCACCAAAGTTGAGAACATATGGGAAATTCTGCTCCAATGCTCTCTGATATTCGTCAGCATAGTTAAGTGCTGACATAGCTGTTGTACCATTATTAGCTGGTGCTACGTATGACATAATCTTAATCTCCTTTTCTTAATTAACTATTAGGTCTTTGTCGCACTCCTGTGAAGTGAAAACCAAAGTCCTTTGAAACATCTTTACCATTATCTATAACAGGCTGTGTTGGTTGAGCAAATGTAGGCTTTGGAGTAGATACTTCCTCTGTCTTTGGTGCTTCTGTTACAAACGCATCTGCATTATCAGCTGAATAAGCTGTTACAAAATCATCAGCACCTAAAATCTGTGAACCTTCCATCTTAAGCTCTTTGGCAATCATAGAACTTACAAAGTCACGCTTTGCGGCATTACTTGAAAACTTCTTGCCGTTAGCAAATTCTCTAACAGCAAATTCATATGCCTGCTTACTAAGCTGTGCCTTATAATTATCTGTGTCTTGCTTATACTGTGTCTGTAGATTACCAAACTGTGTCTGTAACTCTGCAAGCTTTTCTGCATCTGTACCTGCATCATTAAGCTGAGTCCTTAAATCCTTTAAGTCCTTATCTCTAGTCTTAATAGTGTCATTAAGCTGTGATATCTGCTTATCTCTGCCTGAAAGTTCATTATCGAACTTATCCTTGCTGACATAGTTTCCTTCTGATAAGTCTACAAACTTTGCGCCACTCTCACTTAATACTTTCTCAAAAGCACTGTAATCGAGAGAAGCTTTTTCAAATAGTTCCTTGATTGTCATAACACAATCCTCCTTCATTCTTTATATCTGTTTTATTTAAACGACCATTACAGTTTGGTCTGAATGGCATTTGTTTTAATGTCTTTTATGCTCGACAATAATTTTCTAATCGCACCTAAGACTAATTTAACTTAACCCTAAGTGCGAAGCGAAGGAAATAAATATGAAAACTCAACATTCTTCCATACATAGTATATCATATTAACTACGTTATGTAAACTATTTTAGTATGAAAATCCACTAACTGAGGCACGATTTCTCTGTTTTGTCAAGTGACAATCTTTACTAAATTGAGTATATTCACGATTTAATTTTGCAATCTTGGCTTTATACTCTTCCATGAGTATGTCATTACCTGCTTTTTTAGCCATCATATATCCTTCTTTGGCATAACGTATATCTGTTTCATACTTACGCTGTATCTGTTCGCACTCATACATTGTAAGTGTCTTACCATTTTTTAATTCATACCCAGAGTGATTAGCTTCTTTAAGTTCTTCTAAATCTTCTTCTGACCACGTAGGTTTATGCTTTGCTATAATTATAGCAGTAGGAAAGTGTCTACAGTTCCATTCTCCTATACCTCTAGGTATCGCATCAAACTTATTATGGTTTATATCTTCAAAGTCTGTTTCACTTTGAAGCTTTCTAAATTCATCTATCGTAAATATATGACCTTGTATAGGCTCATGGTCAGGTGCTGAGAAGCTATGTGCTGATAATTCTATACCATCAGCATTTATCTCATCAGCAATCTGTAACTGTATTTGTTGATTAAGCTGATTTACACCTGACATTATATTCATTCTTACAATGCTGTCTAGTCTACGTGAATATCCACTATCCCAATATACTCTTCTAAACCCACTGTCATTAAGCTGTTTTAATGTTCTCCTCATAGCAGTATTGAAATCCATAACACCACTCTGTACATTATGTATAGCTTCATCAATTACACTTTGATATGTTTCTTGTAAGGTTTGAAATTTAAGTCTTGTGGGATTTTTAGAATCACGTATCAAAAAGCCTGTAGCTTTTGAATTTGACATATTCTTAAATGTACCGCCTGTCTGATTTGATACAGCTTTTATGCTTCTCTGCAATCTTGTGTTGCGTTCAAGAGGTATCTGAGATTTATGTCTGTAATCATAGAAAGGTTTAGCATCTATATATGTATCTACAGCAACTTTTTTAATCATAGCTTTGACTTTGGTTTCCTGTATATCAAGAACCCTTGCAATCTCTTTGTTTAGATGTCTTGCACTCTCACCTATTTTATAAAGTTGCTGTAGTTTATATACATCTGCTTTTGATAACTCTCCTACAGCTTTTACACGTTCAGCTATCTCATTTATCACATACTGCTCAAGTTCAAGCTGACGGTCAATAAAAGGTTGTATTAACTTGTCTATAGAGTTATCATCAATCATTTATTCCCTCCTACTTTCCGAAGTATTTAACTTCCGTTTCTCCGTTCGTGTCATTCCATACTTTATTTATTCCAAGTAATGAATTGACCTGAATTGGAGTTAATTGATAGGTTAATGGGGTTGCTAGTTCGTAAACGACTTGTGCTCCTGTTGTTGGAGTTCCACCGACTGAATATACATCTCTGTCACTTATCCACGTTGATGGAAGCGTTTCACCATCATAGCTGGCGATATTAGCATGAGTTACCGTCAATACTCCACTTACTAAGTCAACATTTCCACCGTATACTGTGCCAGCTTGTGACTCCCACGATACGGAGTATGTAGTGCCATCTTGTGCATCTGTTGTTGGAGATACGTGAACATTTCCCTCACTAAATCCACTAATCGGACAGATGTTGGAATATGGAGCATAAGAAGTTGCAGTTGAACCTAATTCAATTTGACAAATATCAAGGTTTGATTGATTTACATTTACTCGGATATAAGCGCCTTGCGTAAATGTCACAGAATCACTTGAATCTTTACCTCCCGATATATTTTTACTTTCTAATAATGTTTTGTTCTCGTCATATACACACATTGAGTAGAAACTACTTGCCCCAACTATATGTGAGAAATAATACGGAGTGTTTAGTTTTATCGGTATATAGTCGCTATATGAGCCCCCTGCTGAACTATATTCAGCGCCCGTATTTGTAAGATATTTTCCGAGCGTGACGGTGTCCTTGTTAAACTTATTCTTCCCAGCTCCACCTACCCAAGGAGAATCATATCCATGTAAATCTTGAACAGCTTTTATTTCAGCGATGACTGAAGGCATAGGAAGAATTGAGCCATCATCAAAACTAACAACATCATCTTTAACAGTCTTAAGAAGATAACCATTCTCAGGAAGTGCAACATTTACATTAACCTTACTAAATCCATCAGTGCCTTGACTAGGTGTATACTCACCATTCTCTGTAACACTTAATTCATTGAGTACCATTTCTGGTACTTCAACAATTACAGGACTATAAGCTTTATTTGCTTCTTGATAGATACCATTTCGTGTGACATTAAGGTTTTCTATAATAGTATCATCTCTGTCTTTTTCATTTATTATTATCATTAGAGCAATCCTCCTTTAATTATTTCTGAAATTATCTGGGCTTTGTTGCATAGAACTGTCAAGTCCTAATTGATTGAAGTCCATCTGAGTCATTATGTTATCTTCAACTGCAACTCTATTCTCTTCCTGTACCTTAAGAAGTGCTTCTTTAGCTTGCTTCTCAGTTTCACCCATATACCACATACGAACTTCTTCTTTGCTCATAATGCCATTCTGCATAAGAGTCATTCGCTTTCCAAGTTCTGTATCTACATCAACAAGGATACTGTCATCCCACTCATAAGATACTTCATACTCACCCTTTGGAGTGATATCATATAAGTCACATAATACATCCATGACATATATAACATCATCAAGACAGCTTTGAATAGCCTTCTGTATCTCCACATTAGCCTGATAGCTTCTCTGCTTAAGTATCTTTAACTCTGTAGCTGTTCTAGCTTCTGCTACATCTACTTCTGAGATAGTTCCTCTTGAAAGTCCTGTAACATCTTCTATGTGCATGAGTATCGTATTAAGACCTTGTATATAACTGCTATCTCTGAGTGCAGGCGCATACTGATTATATGTATCACCCTCTGCTGTTAAGTCTACAGGTCTGTACAATCTCTGCTGTAAATGTCCCATTCCTGTCTTGAGAACTTCATTGCCTTGTGAATCTCTTGTATAATAATCTCTGAGTGCATCTCTATCAATATCAATAGCAAGCTCACCACCTTCATACTCCCAAAGAAGTCTGCTGTACTGAACATCTGCATCCTTGATAAGTGATATAGCCTTATCAAAACCACTTACACCAAGTGGACTGTACATATCTATCGTATTAGCTTCAGGCATCTTGAAATATGCAAAAAGAAGTCTATCCACACCCTTTATAACTGTAGTAGGCTGAATATTTGCCCACTCAGGTACAGATTTAAGAGGGATTTCCTGTCCTAATTCATTACCCGCTCCATCTCTGATATTTGATGTAGAACGAAATGTCATATTAGTTACAGTTACAGTATGGTTTGCATACTTATGATGTTCAAGTCTGCTGTATACAAAGTTCTTATCTATCTTCTTCTGAATAAATGCCGCTTCAATGATATCTCCATTGCTGTTAAATGCAAGTGGATAAAAAGCAGTAGCTAATACAAATTCAAATTCGATATCTGCCTTATCTAACTTTGATACATCAAGTGTGAGTGTATTATCAGAATCAGTGTCTGATTTAAGTGAATCTAAGTCATTGACTATTACATAAGGCTTTATTACAAGACCACCTAATGCAATTCCATATTCAATCTCACGTCTGATGTTCTTTAAAAGCTTATTCTTATATGTCTTATTGAGATATTCAGCTCTTTCAGTAGGTCCTTTTGGAACTAACTCCTTAACAGTAGCTTGTGGGTGAAATTGAGATGTATTATATCTACTGAACTGATTAAAATTAGCACTCTGAGACTGCGTAGAAGCTTTATTCTTGCTCTCTTCTGCATTATCTGTACTGTTAGTGCTTGTATCTGTATTACTCTGCTTAAATCGCTCTACAATATCACCGCCAGCATCTTCTCTTGGTGTCTCTACTTCCTTCATAGGAGTTGTAATCTCACTTTCAAACTCAAGAAGTGCTGTTCTTGCCTTTTCACTAGCTATGAGCTGTGGCAGTCCTAATGACTTAATCACAGTCGGGTCATCATAAGTAGCTTCTCTTAACCACGGAGCTTGACCTTTATACATATCTTCCCATAACTCTATCGCATTTATCATATCAGTAGATACTACAGGTGCGATATGTAATACATTCTCAACTGATTTACTTCCTATCATTCGTTTAAAAACCTCCTTGAGTTTCTGTAAAATCTGAGAAAAACTAATCATCATCTTCCTCCTCTATATCATCAACACCTTCTATGTGTTTATCTATGTTATATTTTATGTATCTGACATTGCCTGGAAAATAATCAAAGTTGTTTGTATATAAAAGAACTTCCTTTGGCTTTAATCTTTCAAGCATCTCGTTATAACATCTTCTGTCCATTTCATTTAGAAATTTATCTTTTCCTGAACCTACAACAGAAAATGCTACAATACTACCTATTGGGTATCCATCAAAGCACCAATCCCAATCCTCTTCAAGGCCTGCCCTGATTAATGGAATTACTGTAAGTCCTTTTTCCTGCCAGTACGCTGTAATCCAGTGCATACGATATTTATTAAACACACGTAATGCTTTAGGAAAGTCAATGTAGTATGAAAAATCAGGAGTTATTATAGCATCATATGCTGATAACACTTCTGCATATCTATCAGGAAAGTTCCATACACACTCAAACTTAAAATCATACTCAAAGAAGTGTACACCTGTTTTAGCCGGCTTATTTCTCATCCTCTTAGCCTTTTCAAATTCAAGCCAATTATCTATATTAGGCAGTTCAAAAACAGGTTGCATAGCAGGTATATTATATTCACCAACACCTACATACTCTCTAAGAGATGTATTTAATAATTGTGGCATTATTTACCTCCATGTTTGCTCTTATGCTGTTTATTACTTCTTCTGTTCTTAACTTTTGTCTTTTCTGTAGTTGTATGTTCAGTAACTTTACCTGTAGAACCTGACTTTTCTCTACCTCTGTGTTCTTGTTTTGTGCCTTGTAATGAAGTATCATAGCCTGATGACCTTTTTAATACACCTACATCTTGTTTATGTGATTCATAAGTATAAGTATAAGTATAGTCTTGCTCATATTTAATTTTATCTTTTCGTGATTTCATATTTATCTTCCTTATCTCGTAAATTAATAGTGTACCATAATTGGTACAGCATTAATTACCTCTTTTATTGCAATATCGCTCTAGGGCATACCTAGTTGCATCAATCGAATGGTTATTCTCATCAGGATAATCACTTATCCAATTACCCTCTCTGTCCTGACAATATTCATAATGAGTAAATTCCTTATACGTCTTAGGGCATCTTCTTTTGTCTATATAGATGTGATTAAGACCTTGTAACCATTTTATGCCATATCGTACAGAATCAGGTCCTTTTATAGCAGGTTTTATATATGCACCATATGCTTTAAAGTCAGCTATTGACTTCTGCTCTGCTGAATCTGCTGTAATCAAGTCATTCATATTCAACAGCTTCTTTTCTTTATAGATAGTGTCAAATACTATCTGATTTCGTGTTTGTACTGTGCTGTATTCTGTGAATATATATAAATCTAGTCGCTTTACATCAAAGTGCATACGTACAAATCTAAACGGGTCTACAGCATAACCCCAGTCAATGCCGTTATATATCTTGTCAAATGTCTTATATAACGGTACTTTTATAGTCTGACCACTATAATCTTCAAAGTCAATAAGCTCTTCTGCATCAAAATCAAGCGCATTAGGAAATACACCGCCACCTGTTCCTGTAGGCACTCCCATATATTCATGGTCATAGGCTTGTGGATTTATTGCTTTTAAGTCCTCAGCTTCTTCTATGAACTGATGACCAAGCCATTCAACAGGTACATCAAGATAAGTATTATGTACTACTAATGTATTCTTCTTGCTCTCTGCTTCATCTGCATACTCATTAGCCCAATTATCAATAGAAATAGGTGGGTTAAATGTTCTGAAATCCCAAAATAAATCCCCACCTCTCATTGTAGACTGTAATACTTTACGTAATTCAGCCTCGCCAGCAAATTGGTCTAGCTCTTCCCACCATGTAATGCCTATATATCCACGTTCTACCTTGATAGATTTTACTTTATTCGGGTCATCCATACCCATAAAGAATATCTTCTGTCCTGTAGGCTTATATATTATAGGGTTGCTATACGTCTTAGGGATATGAAAATAATCTTGCAATCCCATTGCATAGATACCCCATATGACCTGAGAATAGATTGAGTTTTGAACTGTGTTTCCTACCTTACGAAAGCATACTGCATTAACATTAGGATAGCGCATAATAAGTAAAGGTATTACAATGCCACCAATAAAAGATGATTTAGTAGAACCTCTGCCGCCCTTCAGTACATAATGTACATATAAGTGCTTCATAATAGCAGTAAATACAGAGTCGTAAGATGGAATAATAAAATCTTTCAACTTTATATTCATATGTATTTATCTCCTTCAATACAAATATAGTATATAATATTATGTAAACTAATGCAATACATCTATTAGTTTACATAACATCAACCCCCGACAATACAAGAAAACCTAGTCCCATAAAAATCCCACAATACAGGAACATTCAGCTTAAATAAAATCGAGCGTCAATACAAGCAAGATACACTTATATAAAAATCGAGCGTCAATACAAGAAAAAATAGTCTCAAGATTTAGAACGGATATCTTATTCCTTCCATAAAAAATCCCCCCACACTTTTTTGGCGTGTGGGGGCTGTGGCTAGGTTATAATTTATTATTTTGTTTTATCGACTTTATCAGCTATGAATTTGTTGTATGCTTTTACAACATTGTTAAACTCTGTTGCAAGCTCTTCAGCTTTAATTTCTTTTGTAAGGTCCATTCCATATCCTGAGTTACGACTTGAAAAGTCGGGGAGTAATTCATTAAGACTTTTCTTTGTACTGATACGACATTTTCTGCCTAATACAATCTCAATAGCTTGCTTATTGTCAATATATACAGTTGTCATATTTTTATTACAAGTCCACCTTTTAAAGCTGTAATGCTTTGATGATAATGTCATAGCTATGTCATTTATAGCAGGGACAAGTTCAAGCGATTTATCACGAAGGACGGGGTGCTGTGTAATCTGTGACATTGCTTTATTAAACTCTTCCTCAGTCTCATAAAACTTAATATTTGTAATGTTGTGAACTCTAAGTGGTGCATTAATAATCTCTTCAATATTTGTAAGTGTATTCATAATAAGTATCCTCCTTAAAATTAATCTAATACGATAATAGTAAAATCTTTGTCCTGCTGTAAATCTTTAATGCAGGCGATTGACATATATCCTTCATATATAAGATACTGAGTAATTCTATCTCTTAGCTGTATGTTCATAAGTTTCCTCCATAATTTTTATACTAATTTCAGCTGGACAATCTATCCAAATATTATCAATAAATATTTGATAAGGTCTCCAACCATTTATTTCTAAAGCTCTGATTTTATATACCCCTGCTAGAATAGTCATATCTTCCCAACCCATATCCTCATCAAATTCCTGATAATTAATGTTATAGGGTAGAATATAATAAGAATAGTATAAAATACGCATACAAGACTCCTTTCTATATTATTAAGTTATCAAGGTACTAATCGCTATAAAGGCTCCTTTCAATCCTTTATAAGTATATCTTATTTTGTTATATTCAAGTATCATCATCAAGTATATGTATAGTATACAGATATATAAGGCTAAAAACTACAATATTACTGTCTTTTATTTCAATTATATTGTTTATTTATTTAAAGATTCTGTCTTTTATATCAAAATTTTTTCTTCATATTATATATCTGTCTTTTATATCAATTATCTGCTACAGAAAAATCACAGATATTTGATATAAATATTGAAAATTTGATATGATTTTTTCTCCAAATATTGAAAATTTGATATAAATATAGATAATTTATTATTCCTTCTATATATATAAAAACAATATATTTAATATATATATTAGATATTTAATATTATATGATAATATATCAATAAATTTATCCAAATTTGACTAAAATCAAGTTTGGAAAATTGCGAAAACTCCTTGAAATACAAGGGGTTCCGAGCTTTTAATTTCCTGTAAGTCAAAAACCTACATTATAATATATCAATTTTACATACTGTATATTGTAATATTAAATATTTGTTATTTATATTAATTATTTATGTTATATAGTCTTATATATGTTTATATGATATATATTTAATATAAAGTATATATATTTGATATTTTTTCGTGTATTCTCATACCCCGGCGACTTTTTTATGTCAATTATCTGTTATTGAAATATTAAATATCTGTGTAG